GTATTGAGTGCAATCGCAAGCGTGGTTGTAATACCGCGACCCAACGCAATGAAGGTTTCTTCCACGCCAACGCGCATGAGGTTGAATTGCGCACCAATCAACCTGGCGACACTGCCCGCAAGTTCACCCATTGCGCTAATAATCAAGCTGAAGCCACGCGAGACAGTCGTCCAATTAGTGATAATGTTTCGGGCAATCGTAATAATTTTGCCAAGCGCATCAACAATGAACGTGACGACCGGTTCCGTAATATCACGCAAACCCAAGAAGTTCGTGCGGTACGCCACAACAAACCCAGCGACAGCAGCCGCAATCAAACCCCAGGGCGTCAATAATGCGCTAAATGCCTTCAACGCAATACCTGCCGCCGTTATAAGAGGCCCTCCAGCACCAATTGCAGCCGCAATCACGACAACGCCATTTTGTACTTCTGAACCGAGACCTTGCCATGCAGCAATCACGTTGGATACGCGACCCGCGAAATCTTGCAAGCGAGGCACAACATTAGTTTGTACAAAGGCAACGAATTGCTCCATTATAGGAATAAATGAAGCAGCAATTTCAACACCCGCAACAGTCAAACTGCCACGAAGCGCATTCATGTTGTCTTTATATGCAACTAGGGCAGCAATAGCGTCTTCGCTCATTACAAGCCCTAAGTCTTGAGCTTGCTGTTCTAACTCAGCAATGCCTTCCGTACCTGCATTGATAAGAGGAAGCAAACGCTTACCAACATCATCGCCAAATACGACACTAGCAAGAGCGGCTTGCTCTGCGCTTGACGGTACGTTTTGCAGGGCCGCAATCAAATCATCGAATACGCTTCGTGAATCTCGCACATTTCCGTTTGCGTCACGAAGAGATACGCCCAAATCATCAAACGCATCCGCATAGGTTTTATTACCCTGAGCTGCAAGACCTAAACGGCGGTTGAGGCTACCTAACGCCAAATCAAATGATTCTGCACTAATGCCGCTTTGATCAAATGCGAAACGAAGCGTTTGGTAATCCTGTGCTGCAAGACCTGCAAGTTGACTGCTTTTGTCTACGCGATCAGCAACATTTGCGAAGCGGTCTGCTGCCAGTAACGCTGCTGCACCTGCGGCAGCCATGCTTGCTGTGATGGTTTTTGTGAGGGTTGTACCAAGCTTGATGGCAGACGTCCCTACGCGATCAAAGGCACGCCGTGCATTGTTTCCAAACTTGTCTGTATTGCGTTCCGCATTGTCTAGCGACTGCTTGTATTTCTTGTCGTCTAGTTCAATGCTCGCAAACAAACTGAATACGTTCATGCTTACCGCCCTTTATCGAAACGAGATTCCACCAGTTCAAGCGCACGGAATGCACGCTGCTTGTCTAACTCCACTTGCTCTCGCGTCACTTGTTGCTTCGGCACGCGAATACCCAATTGCTTCAAGTACTTTTGGAAATTGCCGACTTTTGCGCCCATGACGCCAGACACTTGCCAACCGATGAATGCGCTATGCACCCAGGCTTCCGCGCTAGTGTGTTCCGCGCGTTCCGCCGCGAGTCGGGCTTCCTGAATAAGACGCGCATACGGAATGGCTAGCAGCTCCGCGTCACTCGCGCCGTTATAACCACCATGCACACGGAGTAATTGGAACGTGCGGGCTAGGCTGTCTGCATCTCCGGCAGCCGCTCCGCCATGCTGCCGATTCGCGCCAAAAAAGCTTTCAAGTCCTGATGCTCACTAAGAGCCGTGAAAATATCAATCATGCTGTCCATAGGAAACTTGTTCGGATCCGCCAACGTCTTCCTGTCAACCTTCAACAAGTCCGCGACAAGGTTCAGCACTTCGTCCTCATTGCGCGTCATAGAGGCTACAAGGACTTGCACGGCCTGGGCGGGACTGTAGGTACCGCTGGTGTCTCCAAGGACGGCTACGCCGTTGCCCAGGATGCGTGCGACCTTGAAGACGTCCTGAAGGCCAAGGCGACGCAGTTCGTACGTTTCTCCTGCGATCGTGACGGTGGTTGGTTCGGACAGAATCGTATCGCTCATATAATCCTCCCTGGATTATTAGGGCCGCCCTCCAGGGTAGGCGGCCATGAAAGTTGCGCGTCAATAATAGGCCCTGGTGACGCGAAAATAATGCCCTCCACCAAATCGATGGAGGGCGACTATAGGGTTTAGGCAGTGGGCAGGTAGATTGCCCAAGGCTCAGTGGTGGGCGTGCTTGCGTCGAAGTGCGCACCGAACGTGACCGGCATGACGAGTTCATCCTCGTCCGACAGGCTGAAGTCGGGAGCTTCGATAGCCAGCACGTTCTCAAGGACGACCACGACAACGTCCGTGTCGCCGGTGCCGCTGGTGTACGTACCGAAGAGCGCAATGTTGCTGAGGTAGTCAGCTGCTGCAACTTCGCCGCCAGTGAGTTTCGTGAACGATCCGGCGGTCGTGCTGTTGCTGCCCGCGAATGCCTTAGCAAGCGTGTCCGCAGTGACCTCAAGCAGGTTGGTTTGCAGGGTCGCGGCTACTTCTTGACGACGCTTGAATCCTTTGGTTGGGCCGAGTTTGCCGTCGGCTTCCATTTCGCGCATGGTACGACCGCTGCTGAAGACGTTGCCGCCGCGCGTTGCACCCAAGAGGGTACCGGAGGCTTTGGCGTCCGCTACGGGCGTGCTTGCAGTGCCGTCCTCAAGGCTCGTGACGTCGATGTTGTAGTAAACAACTCCGGCGTCAATAACGAGGCGGGACGCAGTGTTGCTGGTGACTCCTGATGCACCTTGTGCCATTGTTACTTCCTTTCCGGCGGGTTCGCCGCCGCATCAAAGATTGGTGTTGTGTGTCGTGGCCCTGTCCGGTTCACGACGCTGCTTGGTGCTTGATGCTGCACAATGTTGGGCACTGTGAGCATCATGGGTTTGTGGGCTTCAATCAAGTGCCGTCGGAGGGCGTGATCCCACGGGCCGTACGGATGCCACTCGTGAATCCTGAAGTCTTTATCCGCGAGAATGTCTTCTGCGGCGTCTTCCGGTATCCATACTGCTTGTGCTCCGTACCACCCTCGTAAGCCCTGAAGCTCGTAAAGGCCGTGCAAGTGTGCGGGCACGGGTTGCTGCGCCTCCACGAACGGGCGGACTTCAGAGTTGTAGAACTTGCCGACGCAAGCGTACAGGCTTGTAACGTGCAAACTCGTTGCTTCCAACCATTCGATCCAATCCCGTAAGTAGGGACTTGGAATAATGTCGTCCTCAAGAACCAAGACGGGATTCCCGTTGAATGCCTTAGCAAGTGCGCCAAATGCATTCAAGCGGTTCTGCACCTGGTTGGGTTCCGCTGTCTGAATATTGATCACGTCGGGTTCAAGGCCAACGTCACGCAAGTACGCCACGGTCTTATCAAGAACTTTTGCGCGCGACTTGTGCGAATAAATAGCGATCGTGGTGTTCACGTCTTCGGTGGCCTTCCTTCAGGATCAAATACAGCAGCTAGCTTGAGTCGCTTGTTTTTGCGTTGCCTAACGCTAGGCGGGCTTTGGTGCTGGAATACACCAGGGAATGCGGTCAACATAATGCGGTTCTCCTGCAATAACAGGTTGCGGATCGTGTGATCCCACGGGCCAAGTGGCGCGTGCTCATCACTCCACACTCGCCCATCATTCAGAACGAGTTCCGCGAACCAAGCGGGCAACCACATCGCTTGACTGCCCCAAAAGTGTTGAAGGTTCGGGTTGGGTTCTAACCGCGTGGGTGTGAGGCTCAATGGTTTGTCGCGTCGCCGGTTCCGTGGCTGCCGAATTTGTACTTCGGTATCCACACTGTAGAACTCGGGACGCATTGCCAATAAGCACGTAACCTCAAGCACCCGCGCTTCAAGGTACTCAACCCATTCGCGTACATACCGTCCTGCTGTCACGTCATCCTCAAGCACAAGCACGGGATTCCCGTCAAATGCTTGGTACAAGGCGCGTGCAGCGTTCTTCCGGTTAGCAGGGCCGCTACCCTCCACCGTTTGCGTACTAATCGTATGCACGGGCATGTTCGCGGCTTCTAGAGCGTCAATAGTTTGCTGCAAGTTCTCCACGCGACTCTCGTGCGTGAAGATAGCCACGCGGGTTTTCACAATCCGGTAGACCGCAACCGTCGAACTTCCAAGTTGAACACCATAAGGTGCCTACCGCGATCATCCACCCCAAGGAAAGCAGGATATTGAGCTGCACGCGAGTACGGATAGAACCTGCCACTCGTCAGGGTTTCGCTCCTGAATTGCGCAGCATCCCACGCGGTAGCAGCCAGGGTTTCAGCTGCACCTTGGTACAAGCTCCTGACTAGGACTTGCACATTCAATCGTTCGTCTGCTGCGAGGTACTCGTCATTCCGAATGCGGCTTGGGTCACCAGCGTACGTTTGGAGGGCAATGCACTCGTCTGGTTCGTCCGGCAAGCGGCCACGGAAAATGTCGGTATCTAGTGTCCCGACGCCTTCCGTGTCAAGCCTTGTTGCTAGATCAGTGAGGACGCTCATTGCTTCTCCAGTTTGCCTTCTAGGGCACGTCGAATATCGCGCTTGATTTTGTCTTGATTACGGCGAATCGCTTTCTCCAAGAACTTGGATTCAGCAGTCGGCATTCGGTACTCCAGCGGCGTTTCAGGGTTAGGGCCGCGACCAACAATGCCTTCATGCTGATAACGGGCGTACACGACGTTGGTACCAATCAGCACCGTGTCTTTTGGTGCGCGTGCGGAGGGCGTCACGTCGGGACTGACTTCCTTTGTGTTATCGAACACGGGTGGTTGCCCGTCGAATGCCCAGGTAATGCTTGAGCGTAGAACACCGAATTGCACAGGTGATAACGCCTTAGCTGCACCGCTGACAGTAATACCAGCACTGTTGAGTGCGTCACGCTTGTTCTCTTGCAGCGCGTTCTTCACTTCGTCAGCGCGGTAAACCTTCGACACGCTCATTGCAGGGCCGCCACATAATGCGAGAACGTACCCTTGGCACTCCGATCCTTCCGGACGGACTCCACGTACCGGACGACACCTTCCTCATCCGTAATGCGGTCACCAACCTGCACTGCTGTCGTTGTACTGATGTACGTCGATGCTACGCGCACAATGCCTTCGTCCGTGTCCACCCTTTCGGTTTCTGTGAACCATCGAACATTGATTGTTTCGGCGTCAGCGTACGTGTTGCCGCTGTACGAATTCGTACCGGTCTTCTCTTCCCATGTTGCTTCTTGCCGTAAAAACCGGTGGATGATGCTGATAGCTTGTGAATCCGGTAATCGTCCAGCATTCCCTTGACGGTGCCAATCAAGCCGTTCATGTCGCCGTCGCGGTACGTCACGCTGGCATTGTCAATGCTTTCGCTCTTGACGCTAGGGTCACGCTGCGACAGGACGTGCGCGGATTGCGTAATCACAGCCAACCGAATGTCAGCAGGGACGTCCGTTGGGTTGTCACCGTAACCAGCGACAAACCGAATCACGACACCCGCTTCGGGCAGCACTTCCGTTGGCCACGTTTCTAGTTGTTGTGGCACGACGCTGCCTGGTTCGCTGCGCGTATTCACGAAGTACACGCTGCTGTTGATCGTGGACTCTTGGTTCGCGTAATCGAACACTTTGATGCTCGTGACACTCTGCAAGGGCGGACGCGGAATCTCAATCGCATTGGCAAACGAATACACCGTATCCAACCACCACGGAGCATCCGATGGACGCTCCTTCGGGAAGTGATCAAGAATCAGCTCAAACGTTTGTGTGATGAAAGCGCGACCCGTGTACTTCTCCGCCTCAATCGTTACGGCATCAATAATGCGTTCGACAGTCGGGTTGCCAACGTCAGGGTCTGCACCGATTTGGTCTTTGACCTCTTGCGCGGTAACCAAACGCTCCGCAGGGCCGGTTATTCGTTTGATGGTGTAACCCATACGGCAACCTCCAAAGGGAAAGAGGACGACCCAATTAGGGCCGCCCTCATTATGAAGAACTTAGGTTTACGCGAAGTCCAGGGACTTAGCAGCTTCGGCAATCATGACCTTGCCACCGACGCGCTTACGGGCAATGTAACGAACTTGACCGTTGGCAGCGAGGGTGTACGGGTCACGCTGGATCTCAACGCCGGTGCGATCCACGATCGTGTAGGCACGGCGAAGGTCACCGAAAATGATGGGTTGTGCGCCCGTGCCGAACGTGCCAGCGGAGGGTGCGTCCATGTCGGTGGCCTCAACGTAGGGCGAACCGAGGATGGTTGCGGGATCACCGGGAGCAATGCTTGGTGCCCAAATGTAACCACCGGCGGAGGTTTCGAACGCGCGGATGAGTGGCAGCGTGGCGCGGTTGAGCATCCATGCGCCGTTGCGGGCGTACTCAGCCTTCACGCCGTACGCGAGATCGAAGAGGTCCTCAACTTGGAGGGTGCCGGCGGAGTCTTCGTTGGCGTTCACGCCGTCAATACCAGCGGACGAATCCAGGAGGCCGGTGGGTTGACCCGTGCCGTTACCACCCACGAACGCGGTGCCTTCGGCAACACCGAACTGCTCACCAAACTCAAGGGCCATTTCTTGCTCAATGTTGAACTCGGCGTCCTCAATGAGTTGACGGCTAATGTCCGCGCGTGCGTAGAGTTCGTACGCGGGAATATTGACCAGCGTGTAGTCAGGGTTGGTGGTCTCAGTGCGGGTTGCGACTTCACCAATGAAGCTTGCGCTTGCGGTGGTGCTGCGGCGCGGAATATCAATGGCGGTCGTACCAATGTTCAGGACGCGGGCGAACTGACGCACGGGCGAGAACTCAACGACAGCCTTCTGAATCTCAGCGAGGTACGCATCGTTTTGCAGGACGCCGTGGTTGCCGGTGGTGTCGTCAAGGTTCATGAGCTTGACTTCAACCGAACCGCGCTCTTCGCCGTCGACAGTGCCGGTGGCGATCCACTCGCGAAGTTCGCTGCGCTGCGGTGCAGCAGAAGCGGTTTCGCGGACTTCGTTTTGGCGGACTTCGATTTCGTCCATCCGCTCGTTGACTTTCGCCATTTGCTCTTGGAGGAGGGCGGACTCTTGCCCAAACTTGCTGCGCTCTTCCTTCGCGGTTTCGTGCAGCTTCTTGAGGTCTTCCCAAGTTTGGTTGAGTTCCGTATGGAGTTGCTTGATTTCGTTGTTTTCGCTCATTGTGAATTCCTTTCACTGAATAGGGCTTCTCGTTGTTTGCGGATATCCGCGATCAGCGTGGCTACATCGTCCGGTGCTGGTGCGGGTTCATCAACAGGCTTCGTGCTTGCGACGGAGGCAGCACGCAATTCCCGTTTGATGTCAGATAGGAGGTCGCGAATCTCGGCGAGTTCCGGTTGTTCACTCTTGAGGCCGGTGAGGACTGCCGCTTCATTCGCAGGGAAAGTAACAAAAGAATATTCGAAGAGTTTGAGTTCTTTGATCGTGCGGGTACCGTCGTCATTCCTGACGGCTCCATCACGCGGAATACTGAACCCG